CCTGAAGCATTTAGTCCAGTTACGACAGCATTAACTTTAGCGTCTACTTCTTCTTCGCCTAAAGAAGTTGTTAACCCAAACCCAGTTACGCTAATAATATTGTTGGTTATTAAAGAAACTTGACCTATAGAAGCAGTTGCAGATGTACCAACCACACCGTGATTAGTATCGGCATTAATCTGAACTTGGCCAATATTTACAGTAGCAGCTTCACCAACCACCCCGTGATTAGAAGCAGCGTCTACAGCTACTCCAACTTCAATAGCACCAAGCGCAGCTTCGCCAGTTAAAACTACTGACGCCTTTGCTTCTATAGTTACAGAACCTACAGAACCTGACGCAGCTACGCCGTCAACTGATACTTCTAATACATCAAGCCCCCAGGCGCCACGCGACCAGGGACCACTACCCCACCCAACGTACTCGATAGATGAGGGCATAACTTAATTAAGCTATGCGGATAATAGCGTTAGACGCATCAAACGCTGGGAAAATAATAGTAAAGTCACCTGCAGTAGATGTTTTATCACCACCAAAATCCAACACACAAACAGCCGCATTAGTCAACGCTGAGTTAGCATTGTCGTTAGCAGAAGGTGTTGTGTTATAAATCAACGCGCCACGAGCTGTTGTAGTTACGTTTGAAAACACTAAATCGCTAAAATCAGTAAAGCCTGTACCAGCGGTAGCGTTAGTATTTGTTGTACCAACACCAAGGTTAGTCAAAGCTAAACCACCAGCAGTAACGCCAGTAGCCTCATTTGAAGCTGAGTAAGTAGTTGTATTAGCATCTAGTGAAGCTGAAGATGTATACAAAGCTAGTTTGAAAGTGTCTGCACCTGCTTGTGCTGCTGGACGGAAATCGTGAACACCTAGCAAAAGCTGAGCTTTGAAAGACGTGCACATTGCTTGAGTAATAGCCATTTAAGGACTCCTTAATCTTTTAATAAAATAGTTAACTCAGGATAACCAGCTTCTCTTAAACGATTAGCAATGGTCGTACGGTCTGAGCGGACCGCTTGTTGCAAATACTGCAATAAAACAACCCGTAAGTTATTTTTAAATGTTTCTGCCTGGTCACGAATCACTGGGTGAGACTTTGACCCAACATAAACAATCTTGTCTAGCGCCATTTCGGCTAACTCTTCTGGTGTAAAACCACGCCCAGATGTTGAAAGCACTGAAACATTGCCTCCTATGAAGCCGTCTACTGTATCTAAGTTCATCGTACTGGTATCCTTGCTTGCATTGTTCTGTAGGTATCTTGACGATTCTTACCTTCACCAAGTTGTTTAAGCAACAGTATAGACTCATCATAGCGCTTTGAATACTGCCCAATTACATCTGCCTCGCCTTTCATAAAGGTGTACGCTTCGATTAATGAGCCATATAACAAAACCTGGTCAAAGTTATCACCCAACCATGAAGTGCCGCTAGGTGAATTTACGATAGAAATCGGATAATAAAAGTAATGCAACTCCATGTTGTAATCAGCGTCAGGAGTTGGCCCTAGAATAAACGTTGTGTCGTCAAATATAGCGTAATGGGCTGGCGTGCCGGTTGCTGTTGGTATTGGATAGGCTTCTCTAATAAACTCTACGTCTTTATTTAGCAAGTAAGATTGCGCGCCTGTTACAGGGTCAATAGCAGCTAAAGAAAATGTTGCTAACCAATCTGAAGGCACGTTTAGAAATCTATTACTAGTTGTAGCCTGACCAGTTACGTTCTTACGAAAGTCTGGAAGCTGAACTGAGTTAAAAATACGTTGTTCGGCTTGGTATATAAAAGTATTAATTTGGGTAGTGCCACTAACTGTAGCCGTGCCCGTACCCGCCGTATCGGTCCAGTCCTGATTAGGAAAGTCGTTTTCGACGTAACTTTTAATTAATCCAAACAGCGATGTATAATTCATTAGGGTTTACCCTTAAGCCATTGGACCGCGTGCTTTAGTGCCTTTAGTAGCTGCACCTGTGCCACGAATCTTCATTTCGCCATGCTTGTTATCAGGAGCATAGTTGCCCTTGGTAAAACCACCAACAGACATGTTTACTTTATCTATGCCATTGCCTGGCTTAGTTACTGCGTCTTTAACGTTTTTCATCTTTTTACCGTCCATAGTATGTGGCTCAGCATATACAGAAGCTGGACCTACTTCTTTCCCGCCTTTTTTCATACTGTAAGCCATAATTAACCTCGCTTTTGAGCAGCGACTTTAGCTAAGCCACGACCCATAGTTTTCATATCAATATTGCGCTTACCACCGCCAGAGCCTTTGCCGCCCTTACCTTTTAGCGCTGCTACTGTTGGACCTGAATCACCAAGGTTTTTACCCTTAGTTTTGCCTTGTTTAGTAATACCGTCTGCACCTGATTTATACGCCATGATTTACTCCTAAGAAGTTGTTATTGTAACTGTACCAAGTTGTGCCTGTCCTATCAAGGTATTTGGTGTTAATCCAAAGTCATTACCCATTCCTACAGGATTCCAACCCCAGTAAATCTCTCTACTACCACCAGCAGGAAATCCAATGCCTTGAATACTTGTGCTATCTGTTAATAATTCTTGCAAGCCAGTTGTACCGGAAACTATATAACTTAAGTCAGGACGTGGTTCACGAATTGCCTGTGGGTCATTGACCGGATACATACCCAATTGTAACTGTGGTTGGTCTGGATTCCAACAGGACTTGCATACTTTTATCTTAAATGGCTTAGTTTTTACAGTCTCGGTTCTAAGGTCTTTAAGCTTAAATCTAAAGTCACAACGGTCGCATTGTGCAATTGCATTCTTACCAGAGGCGAACTTAGTAGGCATGCTTACCTGTAATAGAACATGTTACGTGGAACAAAACGCACTGACGCTTTGTCTCGGTCCTCAGAAGAAGCTAGGTCCCATTGTTTCTCATAGTCGGCTTGCAACATCATTATTCTGTTTGGGTCTACTTCAGGTTTCTTCATAGACATGTGATACGCCAACCCTGCTACAAAGCATGGCAACAAGCGGAACGGAATATCTTGTTCATACGTGCCACCTGCACCAGCGTCTTGCATGCGACGTAGCCTGTAATACACAAATGTGTACTGATTGCCTGGCGGGTTAGGCGTAGGCCATAGGTTTACGCACGGTAAGTTCTGTACGGTAATCGCTGCGCCAGTTGTGTGCGCAGCTGCCGTTGTACCGTTTTGTCCACGGTAGCAGTTAACTAGTTGATTGCCACTGATGTTTGAGTAGCTAATTGTCTCACTGTCAATCTTAATAAAACCTACAGAAGCTAAGTTAGCTGTAGAGCTAAGAGTGATAGTAGTATCGGTAGCGCTAATAGTGCCGTTTAACGTAACAGTTGTAGCGTTGTCCATGCCTGATTGGCGGTTGACGTACATCTGAATTGGACGTCCAGTTGTTAGCTTGTTCGGGATTGACATATACGTCGGCTCTGCAATACGGCTGATGTTGATGTCAATCTGGTTAGATGTGCTACCGTTTTGTGTACGAATAACTGCATCAAGAATGTCGATAGTATCAACAGGCAACGGATAGATAGGCTGTCCAGTCACCATAGGAATAGACTGTTGCTCAACTGTCCAAAGATTAATACCTCGATTTGCCCACTCAATTGCCATCAAGTTCATTGAACGTCTAGCAGTTTTTAGGTCATAGCCTGTGCGTGACTCTAGCCCACAACGCTCGAACGCTTCTTCAACGATGTTGTTTAGGTCTAGATTAAAGGACGTTGTACCTGATGTGCTCATTATTTAACCTTTCGGTACGGCTTTACTTTTTGTTTAACACTCTTAGGCTGGGCTACAAACTGTTTTCCAGCTGCTTTTCCTGCTCGTTTTGCTTTGGTTGTTGCTGCGTATTCAGCAGGTGACAACGCTTTGATTGCTTTTTCTGGCAAGTATCGTTCTCCAGTATCACTTGAACGTTTCCCAGACTTAGTCGTCCACTTCTGGTCACCCCAAGATTTAAGAGAGCGCTGACTTTTTGCAAGGCCACTCACTTACTTATACCCGCCGCCAGACGCTTTATAGCGCTTGGCTAATAGCTGAGCCTTACGAGCACTCCACTGACCCGCAGCGGTGCCCTGAACGGCTGAGTTCTTAATACTGTTAAACATAGCTTTACGCTTGCCTGGTTGGGTGTAGTTACCCGCAGCATTTACCTTAGAAACTTTACCGCCTTCAGCGTATTGCGTGAAGTCAGTATCGTCCCTACGGGCTTTCTTCTTCCCTTTAGGCATCTTGCTTGGGTTAATTGCGCCCATACCACGACTAGGTCTCATATTAAGCTCTTGTTTTTCCACGGATAGCTATGCCATCGGCGCGCTTAGAAGCTGAAGATACTTTACCGCCAGCCTTGTAGTTCATCTTCTTCATCTTGTCCATCTTGTCTGACGGCATGCCGCCACCACCGCCACCACTAGTTCTTGACATGGCTTTTTCTCTTTTGTTTTCAGCTTCAGCCTCTTTGTATCCAGCTTTATCGTTAGCATCTTTAAGGGCAACTTCTTTTGCGGTGCGGTCTCGCCCATACTTTGACCCAAAGTCATCATTGCTCAAACTTAGAACATCCGTCCTTAAACTAGCTTTGGTTTTTTGTATATCTGCTCTTCGAGCTTCTTGCGCTTCCACTCTTTTTTGCATATCGGTATCGTACTTTTTACGATATTCTGGGTCTATGTCGTATAAATCCTGGTCCATGATTACACCATCCTTCCACGGGTTTTACCCTTAATAGCGCATCCGTCTGCACGCTTAGATGCTGAGCCAACCATACCACCCTTAGCCTTCTTAACTGGCTCTTTGGTCGGCTTAACTTTTTCAATCATGCGGTTTACTTTAGCCTGTGTTGTATCTGGGTTTTTAGCATCTTGTTCAGCCATTTCTTTCTTGGCTTTCTCATTTTGCTCTTCAGTACCCATAACGTTGTCTTTAAGCTTTTGTAAGAGACTCATAGTTACACCATTCTCCCACGA